CATCCAGTTGATCCAGCGTTCGGCACGAACGGCAACGCTGTTTGTCTGGAACATGGAAACGAGTTCAATCGGGGCGGGAGTAATTGAATCGTGAGTCGGTGCGGATTGCATTTCCAGCGATGCTTCAGTTGAAATATCAATCGCAACACCACCATCATCGGCCAGATAGATGTTTGGCGCATCGACCAGAATCAGCGAATCATCGATGTACTGAGACACGATGACCGGAAGACCGTTAAAGGTTCCGCCGAACATGGTCATGTCTGGGTATTCACGCTGACCGAGCGCATTTTTGCGTTGAGACAGAGTGAGCGCGGTAGTTGATGACATCAGCCAGACTGCACCAGTCGGAGACAGATTCGCATCAATGAACACGCTCAAGGCGGTGTTAGCATCCTGATCGGGAACACCAGAAGATGCGCTGGTTGCTGCACCGTTTGTGATGGATGCGGGAGAGACACCATCAACCGCCGCTTTTGTCGGATCGATAAAGTCAGTATCAAGACGCTCAATCACCGCATCAGCCAGAGACTGACGAACCAGTGAGTCAGCGGATGGGGTTGAAAGGCGAATGACCTCATCTGTCAGAACGGCAATCGCGGCAACTTTGGTAAAGCCCAGAGTGACCTGGAAGAAATCAAAGCTGGTCAGCGGTTTGGCTTTACCCTCACCCACCCATTGAGACGCACCGCCTGAGGACTGCCCTTTGATACGGACATTGAACGGAATGCGGTTCAGTGCCGGAATACCGTTCGCACCAAAACGACCGATGATTGTCTGAGGGCGGAGGAAATCGATGAAATCAGCGGTGTAATCCTGAACAGTTACCAGGTTTCCGGCCCAATTTGGATCGCTGGTTGAACCCGCCGCAATCAGATCTTTCATCACACTCTGAAGTTTGATGTCGTCTGGGTACTGAATTTTGGACAGCATCGCCGCCTCAGACTTAACGCCTTTGGTCGCGGCAAGCATTTTCGCCATACGAGCGAAACCAATCCCTTTTTCAAGCGGTTTCTCAACGTGGATGATAGCGGGAGCCTGAACGTTTTTATCCGTAGTCACCTCATTACCGGCAACATTCTGAACAGGTTTCGCGGTAGAAGCTTTCTGAGCTTCCAGATCGCGTAAACGCGCAAGATGCGCATCGATGCTTTTCACCTCGACAGTGATTTCATCATATTTTTCATCTTCCTCAGCATCGAGGGTGCGACCTTCGTTAAACGCTTTTTCCATCAGCTCAGCGCGTTCAGCATCAAGCGAGCCACGTTTCATTTCGAAGGTTTTAATTTGTTCACCAACGTTCATAGTTTTTTCATTCCTGATGGTTGATTTTTTTGCTGAATCGCCAGCGGATTTAGTGAGATGAACCACGCGATGCGCGGGTTCGGGTGGTGGTGGCGGAGGTGCTGTAGTGCCAGACGAGGCGCGCAACTCCTGATCAATGGATTTCACGGTTTGAATCGTGCCTTCCGCGTTGGCGGGAACGGTCACAACCGAAAGTTCGTACCATTCCCATGAGGAAAATCGGATCCCGCCCTCGTCGATGTAGGAATATTCGATAGGACGAAAGCCAATAGAGAGACCTTTAACAAGGCCTAATCGGATGGATTGCCACGCCTCATCGAGTCGGGCGGCGAGCTGGCTGGGGAGATCGGCTTGCGCGAGCTGCGCCTTGATCTCAATCCCCTCATCAGTCACGCGAGCGGATGTAACCTGACCGATGGGTGACAGATGATCGTGTTGCCAGAGAAGCGGAATCGGGAGCTGAAATTTGGCTCCATCCGGCATCACGACATCACCATAACGATCAGGTGTCGGTGTCGAGGCGATGCCGGTGATTTGTCGCGTGTTTTCATTGACGGCTTTTAGACGCAACAAACTGACAGCGCGTTGATGCTGCATTTTGTTATCTCCAGAAACGAAAAAGCCCGCTTTCGCGGGCTTAGATTGATCCGTTTTTGTCAGTAATCGCTGATATGTTGATAAAACCCGAAATAGTTCGGGCGTTAATAAGGATTGATTGAACGTTTTAAGTTATGAGAAAAATTCGCCGCAATCGTGTTATTCAACCGTCGCTACTCAAGCGCAATGAGATTAAGAAAGGAGGATTTATTATGATCTTTCTGTTACTCGTTGTGTGGTTCGCTGCCTTTCATTTCATAAATAACTAGGAGAAACCGTGTTCACAAAACATTATTCTGTTGACCCTAAACACATCGATTTTCAAAATGTCATGGACGGTATTTTTTACCCGTTTTATATGGAATGGTGCCGTCATGATTTCATTAACAATCAGTTGGGTGTCAATATCGAACAACTTTTTGAAATGGGTCATCAATGCGTAATTGTTGAATATACTTTGCGCTTCCGCAAACCCGTTAAACGTGGCGATATGATGGAGGTAAACTGCGTCATGGAGCCAAGTGATAAGCGGACTCGTGTTAACTTTGTACAACAAATCAAAGTCGATGGTCATGTCTGTGCTGAGGCCACCTTTGCTTGCACCGTGTTAGCTAACGGTCGACCTTCTATCCCCGCTGCATGGTTAGAAGAGTTACAACGGGCTTAAGATTAAGGGCGGTCTGACCGCCCCTTTCCTTAAAAGCAAAAATCACTCAGTGAATGACCTTTGATTTAAAAGAAAGACAATAAAAGGAAAATCAACATCAATGGGCATTAAGAAATTTCTGAATAAAGTGAAGTCATTGTTACCGCGTGGTTTTGAAGAAATTGATGGTGTACGGTTTTATAAAATAAATAATCACACTGCGCGTGTTCATTATGACCCTGAATTATCAGTGTATGTTGGGATCATTGTTGAATATCCTAGCATGGCTAATTTCTTTACTTATTATGAGGCTGATATTAAATATGAAGCCATTAAAGCATTAAAAAGTTATCTTGCTTTCGCGAAAACTAACCAATAAAAAAAGGGCCACACGGCCCTTTCTTTTCATCCCCAAAACGTCTGAGAATCGAAACGATAAGGTTGAATAAATGGCGGTAATCGGTCTTTTTTGTAACTGCAATCGAGATAAATAGCACAATTGATGATCGGCATAGCAATAACTTTACCGTAAGTAATGCCAAGATTACTGAATACAATATCAGGATCAAACTCTCCGCTCTTTCTCATGTCAGCAAGATTGATAATCAAATCAGATTTTTTCATTTTTTATTCCTTCCGATAATATGGAAAACAAGAGCAATTTTCCAACATCCGGGATAAAAAAAATCATAATTCATGCGAATGATTACAAAAAATGATGTAAATAAAGAGCGTTTCTTGCTCAAAACCGCACACTTTGAGTATCTTTTCTTAATATAAAGGATTGAATGAATGATGTTTTAAATAAACTATCACGAAAATAAAATTTTATTTTGTGATATAAAAGCAATCTAAGATTTTAATTATTGATTATAAAGGAGAAAAGATGAAAAAGCTGATCATTGTTTTTGTTAGTCTGTTGCCCCTTTTCAGTTATGCAAATACCACATACAGAGGGAACACCATGCATCAATCTGGTTTTAATCCGTCGCAACAACGAATGCAATCACAGATGCTGGGTCAGCAACAACAACAGCAAATGAAATTGCAACAGGATGAGCAAAGTCAGATGCAGAACATGCAACGTCAGATGCAAGAGCAACGCACAAACAATCAACAGCGAGTGCTGAACTCACAACCTGGTCACTAGATCCAAACTCAGACAAATGAAAACCCGAACGACAGATGTCGATGCTTTCTGGAATGGATGCATCGACACCTTCTTAAACATAAAAAACACCATAATCTTTTTTAGTCGGTCCGGGATTTAATGCCATCAAAGACACGGCATCAAATAAGGCCATTAAGGGGTCTATTTTGCCCGTTCCGCTTGCCTGTTTTGTGATGAGTGTTGCGTTCCCCGATGGAACAACCTTAGCGTTTGAAACACACCAGTTCATTAAAGGCTGTTTAGCATGGATCATCGCACCTTCAGCAAGTTTTCGTTCGGCGGTTTGATTGCCCCACCCAGTCGCCAGCCCTGACTGATACCAATGATCGAATCCTGAGGAACACCCGCCTCAACCATCGCATCGAGTAACATCCCGACTCCGGCTGGGTCCATGCCAACTTTATCGAGTAAGCCAGCCGAAAAAATTTCGAGAACGAGCTGAGCGATTTGTTCAAAGTCCTCACCTACCGTTTCGATTATCGTGAAATCGCCATTTTCAACGAAATCATTCAGACGGCTTTCTTCACTCTTTCGACGTTCAATCGCCTGACGCGTACACCAGCCATGAGACCAGGAGAGCCACATCCGCGAGACTTTATCGCGACCGACAATCGAAAGGCCTAACAGGTCATCTAAGCCACCGCCATCGATGCCCACACAAATCACCTCAGAACGCTTCAGGATGCTCTCAAACGTAATCGTGGCATCCTCTTGTTCAATCCAGTAATCAGCACCTGGCCATCTGTCGTTTCGGAGGTTCATTCCGATCTCAACGTTCGGATGTTTTGCGAGAAATTGCTGATAAGTGCCGTCTGTTTTGTTTTTGTACTTTCTGAATTCGCTCTCCAGCCAGTCAAGGCTAACGGAACGACCGATATTCGGATTGGTGATATAGAAATTCTTTGGATCCTCATAGGCTTTATCTTCGATTAAGGCCTTAGGGAATTCATAGAGGATCCCCAGCGTTTTCGGATCGTGAATCACACCATCACGAACATCACGCCAGTAATCGAGTTTTTGCTTAAAGATGCCGGTCGGGGGTTCATCACTCTGAGTAGTAAGAAAGATTACCCATCCCTCATTTCGGGAGACCTGTCCACCTAATGCTTCCATGAACATCGATTCGGCTTTTGCTCGCTTACCAAATATCCATAATTCATCAACCAAAATTCGCCCGGATTTTTTACCCGAAACAGTATCGGTATCAGCCGCAACCACTTTAAGTGAGTTCCGGTTTACACGATGCGTGATAGTTCGTGTATGGTCCTGAACATGAAAAATGTCTGACAGTTCATCATCAGAACGGATCATTGAAGCAGCGGGCTTAAAGCTGTTGTCGGCAACCTCTTTTGTCGGAGCAAGAATGAGATGTTCTTCATCCTCTCGCCAGCAAAGAATAAGTGCTGTCAGCATGATGCCAGCCGCTATCGTGGATTTGGTGTTTTTCTTACTGATGAGAAGTCCATATTCACGAATTTTCTGATGTCCGGTCTCTACGTCATAGCCACCGAAGATCGCTCTTACAAAATCAAACACGAACTGATCGGAACATTCCCCAAACGTGGGTTTGCCTGGCAAATCCGACACCCTGAGTTTTTTAAAGATGTCTAACCCGATATTCGCAATTTCTGGATAGATAGGTTCGGGTATAATAGATTGTTTATTCAACAATCTTTCCGCCCAGTCTGGGCAATCTGTACGCCATTGCATTTAAAACCTCAGTAATAATCGCTCAGATTGTGAATCTTTGAGGCTTCAGCCTGGATAAGTTCTGAACACGAATGAGAGGAAAATCAAATGCGACAATCGCGAATTATCGACCACCCACCAGCGACCCAGATTTATAAAACACCTGAGGAACTTTCACGTCAGATTGAACTCATCAAAATGACTATAGGATTATTCTTCAGACCGTTAAATCTTGCGTCTCAAATGGAACTGATCGGAGCATTAGAAAAAATGGGCGGGGATTATAAGGAAATGGCCGATTATTTGCGTCTTTTCAAGCAGGAAAAAGACGCGACAGAGACTGTTTTAGGCTCTAACCCGAATTGTTAACCACCAGTTTAGGCGGCGACATTGCTGAAAATGCGCTTGCCGCCTTCTTCGCTGCCGTGTTTTTAGCCTCTTTCTTACCTGATTCACCGATTTTACTCGCAACGTAAGGAGCAAGTTTCGCGGCTGCATCGAGTGCAAGCTTTGGATCGATGTAAAGCGCATCGTTCATTATCCGTTTCATCACAAGAAGCGGATCATCGATAGATTCTGCTTTTACCAGTTTCGGAGGATCGTCTTTTTGCGTTTCAGTTTTCTCTGGCACCGGTTCTGAATAAGTCGCCACATCATCGCAAGGGTTATCTTTTTTAACCCGCTCGATATAAGCCAAAACATCTTTATCTTTCGATAGCTCATGACCTTTATATTTTGCGCTTGCTGGACTGTAACCGCCAGAAATGGCTGATTGAGTTTTATTTTCTCCACGCATTAAGGCATCTGCAAACATCCTTTTTTTAGTGGTTAACATGATTTTTCTCTCTTATTTTTTCTTAGAAGCGTGCTTTTTGGCGAAAAGTTTTGCATGAAACAGGCAATCATCAAAAATTTTACCGTTTTTACTGGTATTTGATGCCCGTCGAAAATAAGCAACGGCTTCTCTTGCACCAATATTACAGGCAACCTCATCAAATCCAAGTCGTTCAAGTTCGGTGATGATATTCTTTTCGATGAATTCTATTTGTGTCATACCAGTGCTTTGACCTCCTGATCAAACCCAGGAAGTTCGAGCTGTGATAATTTCAGAACGACATCATGAGCATTAGCGATCATGCGTTTTTCTTTTTTGCGTTGTGACATCAAACCACTCCCTCGCTGGCCATGTTCCTCGAAGGAAAATCGTTCAGCCAGTAAGACACGGTTTTGCATTTCAGCAACAGTCATTTCTTTGAGACGAGAAAAGTCCATCAGATTGACCCGAACGCGCCCTTCCAGCTCGTCCATTCGGTCAAAAACTCGCGCCTGAGCGTCATAATCATAAGACATCGCCATTAAACAGGCCTCTCGACGCGGGAATTTATAGCATTTTAACGCTCTTCCAGTCGTGTCAGTGTACTGAGCCGAAAATTCGGCTGAGTGTTTTTCACCCAGAACCTTCAGGACTTTATCGAGAAAATGTTTGTGCTGTAATTTTGAATATTTTTTACAGGGAAATTCCAGACTTTCATTTTCTGCTTTTCGTGCGCGAACATCATTAATGAAATCGACAACCTCAAGACTGGTCATTGTCGCGATGTCAGGAGCAGGCAAAAAAACAGGTTGAATATTCATAGCGCCTCCTCAATAAGTCGGGCGATCTTTTTGAAGTGGTTAAAAAGCGATCTACCTCAGTTTTGCTCAGGTAGATCACCTCTCAAACCGAAAAAAAAATTTACGTGATTGGGGGCGAGGTTTAAAAAGTCTTGACATTGAAATCTTTTTTATACCCCCCCTTTAATTTCTTAAGAATGCTTTTTAAATAAAAAAGGCGCAATGATTGCGCCTTGTTATTATCATAACTAACTGTTTTTAATATACTTTTTCAGTTTCATGTATTCGAAATAGAATGGTGAATCTTTAATTGCTTTCATCAGCAATTGAAATTCATCCTCTCTCACCAACACAATTGAATTCTTACCATTGGCCTGAGTCTGAATAGTTATTGGTTCATACAAAGCAGAATGAAAGGTTTCTTCGAATTGATAAACGAATTCAAAAAGCGTTATTGTTTTCATTTTCTCCCCAGATAAGAAAGGTTGAAATGAAACAATAGCATCTAGCAGTAAATGATAAATGACCTATTACGCAAACAGATTCATGCAAAGTCACAAGGATAAAGACGTATAACCATAATATAGTGTTTGCTTAGTAACTTAGTGATAACAATTAGATCAGCATTAAAGCTTTATGTTGCTCTCATTAAGCTTATCTTCAGGAATAAGCTCTTTAGCTTTATTAATAGGAAGAATTAAGAAACTACGATTTGCCTCAGCGCTACGTACTAAGACAGGATCGTTTGACTGAGAAGTTTTATGTAGAAATCTTTGGAAATCACCAACAAATTCATCATAGGCTATATCAGAAAGATTTTTCATCTTAATATTCCTTATTTGTTTTAATTAATACAGAAAAGTTTTAACTATTTTCAGACCATTTTGTTACTACGATTTCCGCTCCACCAGCAGCAATAGCTTTCATATAAGTCACAACTGGAGGACGAACTTCAAGGATTGTTCCGCTTAATGTATGCCAGCCAACACTATCAGCCGAATCCGCATACTGAATGCCACCTTTAGAAACCGTAACATGCGCACCATTCGAACCATCTGTGATTTGAACAGCGTCTTGAGTCAGATCCACAACATCAGACATAAAACCTCTTAACACTCAGCTAGTGAATGTGATTTGAGTAATATAACGTGTTGAATAGTCTTGTGAGGCCATTGGTAATGTTGCGACATTGTTGATGAAAGCAACCTCAGATGTTGTTCCATCTGTAAAGTGAAGAACGATGCCGGTTGCACCACCAGGATTCGAAACGGTAACAGAAGAAGCAGGACGAGTATTCTGTTCAGTTGGCCCGTTATAAATCGGCGAAGTTGCAAGAGTACCGATTTCGATTTGTGGAGCTGTCGATTGCATGTTTGTGTCAGTCAGTCTACGAACAACAGAAGCCACGCAATTTCCAGCAGGTACTCCGGGACAATGCTGATAGAGATAGCTTTGTGAATTTTCACGTTGGGTGTAAAACCGAAGCTCAGATTCAGTGCTATTTGTAAATCTTAAGATGTCCCGATCCCAGTTTGAATCTGTACCAGGATTCACATCAGGATTAAAGAAAAATGTCGCGTCATTTTCATTATAAACATTTATGAAAACTTTTTGAGGTTCAACATCAATAACGGCGAACTGACGTGGATCAAACCCTTCAATCGTGACTGTTGTTCCTTGTGAAAACATCCAATTTGCGTTAGAACCCGGACCAGAACGATCGAATGCATCAGAATCGAGAGCATAATTTTTAGTTTCTGGTTCAGGCTCGTGTCGACCAGCAACTAAACCATTGAAATATTCGAGTGGCCATTCATTTGGTGAGGTTGTACTAATCAGACCTTCTGAGTCTAAATAACTATGCTCAGGACCAGTGTAAGTTACACGAGGGTCAAGTGTTTGAGTTGTCAAATCTATTGGGGAAAGATCAGGTACATTATCAAGATATTTTATCCTGGTGACATATTTCTCACTCCAATCAAATGATGCAAATGGAAGCGAAATACTTTGAGCATTATTAAAAGGAATAATGTCAATTGTTCCATCGTCATAAACAACAGCAATACTTTGTGAATCGCCAACCAATGCAACATTTACAGAAGATTCTGTGCGAGTTACCTGATTTGCATCCTCAGTAATGATGGGAGACGTTGAATAAGGGTAATTTCCATTTTCAATCATCCCTATCCCAGCCACAAATTCATTTTGATCATCACTGGTTTCCTTAGCAAACCAGGAGAAAACGTAATTTCCTGAGGTCAGCGGATCAGTTTGCGTCAGGAAAACGAAAGGTGTTCCATCACTTGAGTTCAAATCACGTCCTAACCAGATTCGAGTACGGCTATCCGCTGTTGTTGTTACCGGGAAAACTAATCGAGTCCAGTCTGTTGAAATTGAGTAAGCCGTTCCAGAAACCAAATCAACACCGCTGACATCATGAGAAATGAGATAGAACTCAGAAACTATGGGAAGAATACCAATGGATCCTCCATCTGGCGCACCTGTCACATCAACATCAATTGTAAATCCTGTTGATGGCTTAACATTATCTGAGGCGACAATAGCCTGACAGTTAACCTGTAAGTTTGTTGATTCCGGTTCAGGTAAACTTCTTCCAACAGCGAGACCATTCCTGAATTCCAATGGCCATTCATTCAGATTTGATGTTGCAAGAACACCAACCTCATTCCAGAAAAGATGAGCGGGACCAGAATAAGTAATACGGGAATCCAGAGCCGCTATTGTTAAATCAATATCTGATAAATCAGGCTGAGGCTGAATTGCTGTCGCAGTCCCACCACCTATCGCTTCTTCAGTATTATTGCGGTAAATACCTGAATTTACGATTGCCCCGCCAATGTACTTCGATAAAGGAGAAAGAATCATCGTTTCATATCCGAATGGGTTTTCTTGCGATGACAGCCATCAGGACCACAACACAGAATCTGAGTGTTTTCGATCACGTCCTCTCCTCCCAAATAAAGCGGGATTTTATGGTCAAGCTCGAAACCATGAGGATATTCCGTTAAACGTCCACACATCACGCAACGTGGATCGCGTTTCCAGACAAGCAAGCGTCTTTTCTGCAACGTTCCGCCGGTGATACGTTTATCACTGATTTTCGAGACTTTCAGACGATGTGGGTCCAGGTTCTTCAATCTGGGTTTCAGCGTCGTTAATCTTGCCATCGGCTTCGCCCCGGATGTAATCGCCAGGCCTTACGGCGTTCTGTTCGAAATTGTCTGTCAGGATGCCGTTCGACCACTTCACCATCATCATGATCCACCAGCGAGCGCACTGGATAAATGACCGGTTTTCTCGCAGCATCGCTGATCGCATAATCTGCACCTTTTAACGGTTTCCAGCGTTTAAGAATGCCTGGAAGCATCGCCGGCGGAATCGAATAACAGACACCATGAATGAGACGCTTGAGCATGATGAAATCTGTCCGTGCTTTATCGCTATCAATGAGCCTCATCGCAATTTCGAGCTGCTTTCCGGGCGGTCTGCCTGTTCCCAGGTAAAAACTCACAATTTGGTCGGGAAATCGCAATAGCCAGTCGAAAACCAGTAAATCGAAACCCTGAACAGGAATCGCATCATCTTCAAGAATGACAATACGTGAGGATTTCTGAGACGCCCATACCAGAGCACGATGATGATTCCAGTTACTGCCATGATTCTCATCATCCATGAACAATTTAGCACCCAGTGAAAAACTCAGGCGTTCTGCCTGTTCTTTCCGGGAATGGTGAGCCACAACACAAAACATTATTTGTGCTGCCATAACGCGAACTCACGTCCGAGTCCGTTCGTTTTGAACACGGTATGAATGCCGGGACCGGTTATCAGGCGTTCTTTGTGACGATAACCGACGATACCGAAGGCGATCATGTCACCCACTGATTTCACCTTGCGTTTTTCCCAGAAATTATGAGATTCAACGTTAGAAAAGATGCGCAGGATTGAATGGGCATACAGCATGACATCTTTTCGTGATCCTCCCAGCAACCCAGCATTCAACATCACCTCATGCTGATGAGATTTAATGAAATCCTGAAAAATCGGTTCTGGATGCTGTTGTGCTGCCCAGGAATCAGCGTAGGTTTTTGGTTCAGACCCGACATAGATTTTTCCTGGTTCCATCATGCTCCAGGGTTCTCTGAGCATTTCCACATCCGTTCCATCCGTACACCACACATTTTCAATTTCTGGCCGGTCTCTCAGATATTGCCAGATGTTAAACCAACGCAAGAAATAAACGTTCATGTTTACCTCAGGCACACGATGGATAATGGCCTGAGTGGGTGGTTTCTGAAGTTGGTCAGCGATTACAACAGCTTTAGCACCGCGAATAGACGATGACCATTTAGACAGCAATTCTGCATCAGGTTTTAAACGGTCTTTTCGTTGCGGATCACGGTTACTGGTGAGGAAACAGGTCAAAACGGCATTATACCGATCCCAGATGTTCACATAGCCATTAAACTCTTCATCACGGCGTTTGTTATGGATAAGCACATTACGGCGAACCTGAGAATCACGGTCTGTTCTCAACACAGTCCGCTTCACACTCAGATGTTCGTCCATTGAATAAATGAGACGATTTGAACCTACGACATCAGCAAATGCCCAGCTCGTTAAACCGGAATGATAAATGCGAAGCGCGAGGTCTGAATGTTCATACATTCCACGCTGATAAACAGGGTCGAACCCGCCAACCTGTTTAATTGCCGTGTGATGATAATACAGCATTACCCCACGCTGACCGGTATAGGCAATATGTTGATCATCCTGATAGAGAACAGCCAGGTCTTTCAGTTTGATGTTAATGGCCAGATCCAGGAACTGATAAGACAGATGCGGTTCAGGTGAATTGATGTAAGGCTTTTCCCATCCCTTAGCGATTGGCCATGCGTCATCATCGAACAGAAACAGCTCTTCGCAACCTGCTTTCAATAACGCACGAAGAGAGGCATTCTTGCTTTGAACGATACCGAGTGACGATTCATGACGGATCAGTTCTACGCGAGGCGGAACCTCAACAGGTATCGTTGACCCATCATCGATCACAAAGATTTTCGCGCCAGCAGGGAGAAACTTCAGATGATTATCCAACGCTTTTTCTAGCGTTTCAGGTCGATTAAATGTGGTAATCGCAATCCCGATTTTCGAATTCTCATTATCATCTGGAGTAAAGAGAATGCCGTTGATCAAAACATCCATGCGTTATCCTGGGCGAACTTAGTGGGCCTGACCGTGTGAATTTAGAAGCGCGAGTAAAATCGCAAGCTGAACATCATTAGGTTCAACCGGATTTTCATTTTCAGGCTCAGCCTCTTCTTCATCTTGTGTCTTATGAGGTGAAAAATGTAATGACAGTGAAAATTCGCCATCTGTCGGCGCATTTTCAATTAGAACGGTTTTCAGCTTTTTAAAAAGAAGATCATGTTCTGAAGGAAGCTCTTTGGTACTGGTGTTGAATTCATAAATCTGCGGTTCAGGTTTATCGCAAGAATCAGCATGACGAAGAATAGATTGAATATGATCATGACTGATTTCAGATTTTGGTTTGCCGAAGATCGTAAGAATATCCGGGAAAGGACAGGCTTTTGAGGGATTTTCCTCACGTACTTTTGCGCCTAACTGGTTATACATCGCATAGCCGTTAGCGGTTTTCAGTTTCGTATGACCGTCATCAAGAAAGCGGATCACGAGTTCAAACTTTTGGTTTGGAGCCATTCGATAGAATCTCTACTTAGGTACAGGTTATTAAGAAATAGCAAACAGGCATCAAGGCCACAACTACCTGTCGACAAAAGCGCATAGAATGAGAGGTTAAAATTCTTCTTGCCAATACCCTGAGATCGAAACTCAATTACCTAAGGATTTGAAAAATGAGTGAATTGGCCCCACATCCGGGATCAGAAATTAAACGGTTACTGAAACTTATGCGCATCAATCACTTTCGCCTTGCGAACGACATCAATGAGAGTCCGATCCTGATTCAGCGCATGATTACCGGCAAAACGCCGTTGACCCCTATTCTGGCCATCAAAATCGCGGCAACGATCGGTTTGTCTGCCGAAGCGTTACTTGAGATGCAGGCAAGACACGACATTTCCCGTCAGAGATCGAAAGTCCGAACTGACACACTTCCGCGTTATACGATTTGTGTTCCAAAACCGGACAACCGCTCGAAATGATGATTTTTTGAAACATTTTCTTTTAAAGTAACTCCTGTTCAATTACAGGAGTTACGTCTATGAAAACAGTGATTCATCCTCATCCCGGCAAAGTGTTACGTCAACGACTGATTGAAACCCGCATTTTGATCTTTGATTTGGCTGATCGGACCAATATTCCTGAGGATGCGATCAGAAAATTGATTAATGGAGAAATCGCGTTAACGCCGAAAATGGCTGAAAAGTTTGCGCGGTTCTTTGGCGATAAGTTCGAATCATGGATAAAAGCACAAATTAACTTCGAACTCAGTCATGTTATTTACGAAAGCAGTTATCCTAATCAATGCAAGAAGGATCCAATGTCTGGACCCTTACCTGATAAGTTTGGATGATTATCTTTCGTCCCATTCTTCATCAGACAAATAGCAATCAATATCGAGTTCCAGGCTATCCGCTAAATCTGCCGCGAGAATTTTCTCATCATCTGAGAAATCACCGTCACTTTTCGCAATAGACAAAAAAAGGATCATCAGCTCATTCGCGAGTTCCTGGTTACTCGATTGTTCACTGAGTTCCATCAGATATTCATCAACAGTCAGATCGCCATTCTCATCGAGTTCAGCTTTTGTTTTCATGGCAAGACGTTTACTCAGATATAACGCATCACCTTTCAAACCATAGCTTTCAAAAATCTCGTTTATTTTCTCTTTCTTTTTTTCACAGAAATCGCCTTCTGCAAAAGCGGCAAGATACATGACTTTGATTCGTGCAATCAGATCAAGGATTGGAAAATTCATTTATCTGCCCTGCAATAAGAGAAATAAGGCACCGAGTAAAATCCCATCCGAAAAAGCGGATGCCAGATTACCGAGAAAGTGAAAAACGATGAAGAAGATGAGAAACCCTGAAAAATAGAAATGTTTAGGGTATTTATTCAAGGTGGTTCTCCAGCCGCAAACCTAACACCATTGCGATTTGTTCAAGAACTTTCATTTCGGCCTTTTCGATTTCACCATCAGCCTCAGCAATGGCCACGGCAACATCCATCACATCCTCCGCCTCACGCTGATCGCCTTTCACATCTTCGATTTCACGCAGCGCCGCACGACGACCGATTTTGAAATCTGTTTCAAGCAAACTGACGATTCGACCGGAAATTTCGTTGAGTTCGCCGGTGAAGTTCGCGAGAACGGGATTTGTCTTCAGAATCTGGTCGATTTTAGCCCGTTCCAGGGCATCACAGTTTCCATCTGAGAACGCAACGAGATAGGCAGCATTCACGACAGCCTGAGCGAGATCGCGTTTTTCAAACTTTTTGATTTCGTTGGTGGCACGATGCGCACGTTTTTTTAAGAATCCGAACATTGTCTTTCCTTTTGTGGGTGAGCCAGTGCCCAGGAGAAAACCACAGAGAGAGACAGGTTTTCTCACCTGGCTCACCCTTAAAAGGCTCTCTGATTGAACTCGCTTGGGCAAAGCGATAACGACAAAAAAAAGCCTGAACAGTCATGTTCAGGCAGGTGAGGTACAACAAAAGATGAAGTTTAAGATGATGGAATCAATGAAGGTGGAGTTCAAGTCGCTTACCGAGAACAGAAAGCGCTTTTTGTATTGTGTCTATTTTTGTTGAATGACTCAAATTAAAAATTCGGGTGATTTCCTGACGAGGTAAGCCCAGTCGGTTCGCGAGTTCAGTGTTCGTGATCCCTTGCGAAATGACCTCATTCAATAGCAGGATTTTAGCCGAAACACTCAGCGGCAACTCAACAAAATCACATTCAATGGGTGAGGGTCCAGGGACACACTTTCGCTTTGTGAAGAAGATTTCAACGACCTCGATTAGCGCGGCTTGCGCTTTCTCAAGTGCCTCTGTCCGGGTCTGGCCATGAGCCGTAATCTTATCACAGTCACGAAAACGGACGTTAAAGCCGCTGTCACAAGGTAAAAGATCCACTGGGTAACGCATAACATGAAAACACTCCTGGTTAGATTCAGTGAGAAGTGTAATCAAAAAAGCTGACAATCGATACAAAACCGATGCGAAAAAAAATCCCTGGACGGAACCAGGGAAATCACTAAGCCAATGCTACATGGTAAAGTGTCGCTTGAGGTTGTTACTGTGAAAATTCGAAATCTCCTGAATAAAGGTCAAGAGAACGGCAGATCTGGCCTATCATGTCGATTTTTTCTGGACAAACTTTAGGATTCGATTTCGCGACATCGAGGGCCATATTGACAATATCAACAGCCGAATCGTGCTCAATCCCAAAATTCGATAAGTCGAGAAGAAGCGAATCGCATGTATCATCAAAATTTATTTGTAAACGTGAATTCAGCTCTTCGAGGGTTTCTAACGCAAATTCAGTTTCAAGGGAAATAATATCAGATTGATGTATCTGAATATAAAGTTCCTCAACTTCGTTTTCGTTTTGATCACCTGATACAAGCGAGACCATACTCATCGCCGCTATCGCGGCAAAGGTAAATTCTTTATCTTTATCCAATTCCATCATCTAGATCCTAACGAGTTCATTTCTGAGAAAGCACTTTTCTTTTTGTAATTCTATCGATAAAGAAGTTTTTGATAATGTGCATTTTTGCAAAGTTAATTGCTTTAAAAACAATCAATTTCGCGTTCAAAAAATGAACTTATTGAAAACAAATAAATTAACAGCTCAGATTAATACGTTTTTTCCGAAGGATTTCGTAAACTTACCTCACTCGCTTCTCTCCAGTGGCGAGTATCCACCGAAATTGTGATTGTGTCATTTTGAGACCGCCAGGGCTGGCGGTCTTTTTTTTTGCCTGAGGGAAAGCAAGATCGCTTTCCCCAATGTCTGATTCAGACTTGAATCTGTCGAATTAACCTTGCTCGCAGAACAACACCCAATAACCGACAAAAACAGGAAAGGAACAAACAGAGGGGAAAGAGAAGAGAGTGAGAAAAGCAGGAGGAAAGCGTGTCGTTGAACTACCAGTAACGAAGACAGGCGGATTTCTCACCCTCTGTACTCAGGTTATGCGTTTTTATTCAATGCTTCAAGAGACTTAACTCAAAATTCGCACGATTTATGAACTATTTTTATTTTGTCGCTTTGTGCAAAGCGGATTCAGCGCGGCTTTCCTCCTGAAAACAGAATTGTATCATCGCCTCAAAGATGGGTTTGATATGCCGGGAAAAGCTCGCTTGAGATAAGTCGGGGAAAATCGCTTTAATCGCGCGTTGTAGCTGGCTTGCTCTTACTGGCTTATAGCCGAGTCCATGACAACGGGAACAGGGCTTCACCACGCGCATATTCAGTTTTTCTGTAAGGTCCAGATCAAGGACCGTTCCCCGTCCTTTGCAGTAAGAACAACGTCCTTCAGGTGATCCGGCTGTTCGACAGTAAGCCTCATAAGAAAAGAGAGCAATCAGATAAATTATCCTGGCGCGAATGCGCCCTTCTAGCCCTGGAAAAACCTTCCCACGAATCAGCATGGCCCTGACCCGCTTCATCAACACAGTAACCGCCTGGCTTTTATCCATACGGCTGACATCCATCTTTCCGTAAAACGCACAGATACCAAACGCGGCCTCCTGTTGTGCCATACCAATCGCAGCGAGTACATCTGAGGATTTAAGGGTTTCTTCGCTGGTAGAGGGGCTTTCATCTGAAATACGCGATGACTTAGGGAAATGGAACCGAACAGATTTTTCAAGATTCATTTATTTTTCCTGACCGAATTTTTAACAGATGATCGGCGCGACGGGTAAATATATTTTTAATCCTGATTAAATATTTGATATCGAAATGTTTCAGATCATAATTATTATTAAGTTTATCAACAATTTCATGTCCGAATCGTTCAATCAAACCGACCCTCAGATTTTCAATGTTTCCGCTTAATGTGCGGTTACAATGCCAGCAACAACTAACACAGTTAAAAACATTAAAACGCAAATGGGAAGCGGCATTTCTGGAACGGTAATGGCTGGCATCAACAAACGATCCGGGCTTATTGGGATTGTTATCATTAAGCTGAACACCGCAGGCACAACATGAACGACCACTATCACGAATACGAATATAGCGATTAAATGCATTCTGTGCTTCACGATTATGATCAGCATAACTTTTAGGCTTAATCACTAAACGTTCTGGGTATTTTCGGTTAAGCCTTTCAATCGCTTCAGCGTCTTTACGACGATTCCATTCAAGCGCACATTTATAGTTATGACAGACTCGTTGAGTCGTTGTCCACGGCATGAAAGACGTCCCGCAAATCGGACACGTCTTTTCTTTTGGTTTGGTCTGTATCATGAGCAAATTCAGAAGATGAGAAAAGCCAGCGACGAATACTGGCTTTTAGGTTTTGTCCTCAGGACATTTGGCTCCACATTCGATTCTGAAACCATTTACTCGGACGGGGAGGAGATTTAGACACAGGTAAAAAAGCACTGACAACATAAAATCGCGGATCGCCTGTCAAATTTTTCTCAGCAACAATACCGCGAGACTTATAACGAAATATCAACTGATTCGCTTCCACCTCAGACATCGGATAATGCTGAAACCAGGATTTCTTCATTAATCACCTCGTACATTTCGCAACAGCATATTCAGTTCATAGACTTTAGAGTTTTCTTTGTTGGAGTCTACACAACATCGCGCATCGCGTTTACCCATGCCTTCTTTTGGTTCACCCCTGTAAGGTTTTTTATACGGTCGGCCAAAATCTGGATAATCGGAGGTGAGTCGATATTCAGTCGGTTCATTCCTGGCCAGCTTACGTCTCAGTGTGTTTTTTTTGAACATTGCAAACAACACATCTTTCAGTAAAAAATAAGGGGTTTCATGTCTGACCTGAGCATAAATTTCTTCAAGATTTCCTTTCCCAAACTTTTTGAGATAATAAATTACCTGAGCCTCAACCTTTTCAATATCATCCTCAGTTAAATATTCCATAAATGCCCTTTTTCCTTTAACAGTTTGTCACCAGCTTGATTAAGTTCAATGTTGATATCATTAAGACGAAATTTCGCGGTTTTGATCCGTGCTCGTGTATTGGTCTCCTCGCGCTTGAGATTTTCCAGGCCTTCCCGATGGGATTTGATTTCAGTTCGCAAGCTTCGCAAATCCCAGTCAAGACGCGTTTCTTTTTTGGCCAGAGAAAGCAGATAACCAAACGGATCAAGTTTTGCACCGCAAAGGCGACAGGTTACTGAACGGTCATATTCAGAAACGAGAACATTACTATGCGGACAATATTTCGCCTCTTTTGGCGGTTCACCTTCAACAAAATTTTTCATTTCATTGATGTCAGCGTTCGGATCAAACCGACCATTAAACGTAACAACCTTGTTTTCATCGCTCATTGTCAGGTTTCCTGTTTTCGCTGGTTCTCAAAAAATTCTGAATGCTCATTGACCGTGAGCATACAGCCGATATCGAGGCACCAGTTCTGAACTTTCGTCATGAAATCGAACATTTCGCCGGTCTTTAGCTTAGAGGTCTGTTTTAATGTTTCCCTCACAATCCGAGCGCCCGTAATGACATCAATGAATTCTTTTTCCTCAAAACCCAGAAAGGTGAATTTCATCGCATCTTTGCACCACTCATCTGTACAGTAAGAACGGCCATGAGCGATCAGATAACGACTGAGTTCCCTCATCCAGGCATGAAACATACTGTTTTGTGACAGAGAACGTTTTTCCTGCCAGGGGTCGATCCTGAGCCGATAAATGTTCCCCGCATTCAGACCTTTCGTTATCGCATCCCTGACCATGTGAAGATTATGAGGACTCAATCTGATCCCCTCAGGTGGAAATTTCATGGCTGACCCTCAAGGAAATGCGAATAGCTTGTGACACGCTGAAATGAGATTTCATAATAGCCTTCATCCATTTCTATTCCGTAAAAATTGAATCCCTCACTTAATGCGCCCTTACCTGTCGACCCACTCCCCATAAAGGGATCAAGTATTTTTCCGCCTGGTGGTGTCACCAACTTGCACAGCCAGGCCATCAGCGGCATCGGTTTGACGGTCGGATGATAATTCTTACCGCCAGAGGTTCGCCCAGCTCCGGCACGAGGACTCTTAAGACCGTCAGTGTTGATCTGACGCATCACAATTTCATGAGCAGGAATGAAAGGAAGGGTTAAGCCCTCATTGCGATCGGTTTTTGTGGCTTTCGGGCAATAGAAATAACGGGTCCAGCTTTCACCCTGTAACCCATCATGAATAAAATTAGCTGGCCATCTTCCTTTGTTGTCTTGCTCTTTATAGTGAACAGACGGTTGCCAGCCTGAGACGCCATAGTTTGCTCCACGTCCGCCTTTTGTTTTTCCATCTGGGCTATCAATACGGCAAGCATCGATATTCAGCGCCCCGACACCATGAACGAGGATGTTATGAGCAACCGAACCTTTAAACGGCTTTCTGGCGAGAACAATGGGTTCATGAGCGGGTTTAATCCCTGTTCCCCATCCATCCCATAACTGAGCCTGTTCTGATGCAGGAAGTGATATATCCCATTCACCGGCATAATCACCAAAGGCAAGCTTACCATCATCAGCCTTCGTCACCCCGTAATTTTTGTTCCTACCGATAACCTTTCGTTCAGCTCCAGCGACCTTATCCAGTGCCTTACTGATATTGAGCGATTTGGGAAATCCACTCCCATAAACCCACATAATCTGATCGCGAATTTCGAACCCAGCTAAACGAATGGCTGTTACTCCGAGGTCGTAGGTCCGACTGCCAAAAAATGAGAGTAAATGACCACCCGGTTTCAACACTCTGAGGCATTCTTTCCAGATTGCCGGACCTGGCACAAAACTGTCCCAGGTTTTCCCCATGAAACCGCCGCCTCGATGCTGATAATCTGAGCCTGAAAGCCACTGGTTTAACACCTCACTCATATTCGGTTCAGTGCTCAGTCCATAGGGAGGATCCGTGACTATGCTTTCAAAATAATCATCAGGATAATCTTTCAATACATCCAGACAATCTCCATGAATCAATTCAATTTTCATCATTTCGCCTTGTTATTTAAGTGTTCAAAATCAAGTGTGAAAATCGTTCATAGCATCGAAATAAGACCGAATAAATTCAGCGGCAATTTGTGGCACTATTGCATTGCCATAACCCCGCAATCGTCCCACTCTGGCGGGAATCCCATTAGCCAGCGGGAATGAGCCGGGTTCAACTGCCCGGAATTTTCCATCCCTGAAGCTGATCCAATCCGCACTTCCCCAGAAGCGGTAATTCGGATCCTGTCCATCATTTTCGCGAGCTGCGTCAAAGAGCTGCCGCTCATATTCTTTGTTATCCCGCTGCCGCCTCTCATGCCGTCCGTTGCACTGGGCGTTGTCCATCCGGCCAGACCCTGTTCCGTCGCATAATCCAGACGATCGAACATCCGATCCTTTCCATCCTTTCGAAGCGTTTTCGGGCCGCTGCCTTTGAAATCGCTGGTGGTTGGTGTAGGCCAGTTCGCCAGAATCACGACATCCTGAAGGTTCTGTTGGTGTCCTTTGGCTTTGCGAGCCATCACCTTGAGGGGATCGGTATAGGGGTTCACGGTCCCATTCTGGGCGCATGGTGTTGGCCAGCTGGTGAGCGCCGAAAAATAATCGTTCGCGTTTGTGCGGCGCACCGATGCTGCAAGCTGGCAAAACTGCCGCCCCGCAGGTGTAACCTTCGTTTTCCAGTTCATTGAATAAATCATCGAGCCAGTGTTTTCTAATCGCCGCCGCAACCTGTTCTCCAAAGAGGATTGAAGGCGAACACTGTTTGATGAGATTGATAAAGGCGGGAGCAAGGTGACGCTCATCAGAGATCCCTCGTTGTTTTCCGGCAACACTGAACGGCTGACAAGGCGGTGAGCCAGTCCAGCAAGGATAATCATCAGGAACGCCAGCAAGACGTAAGGCATAACTCCAGCCACCGATCCCGGCAAAAAAATGACATTGTGAAAAACCAGCTAAATCTGAGGGGTGAACATCCGTGATGCTTCTTTCATCAACGAGACCAGGCGCAATTAAATTTCTATCGATTAAAACACGTAACCAGGACGCGGTTTTTCGGTCCCATTCGTTGTAATAGGCGACCATAGAATTTTATGTGTGAAAGGAAAGGAAATGGGGCAAGAAATGCCCCAGATATTAACGATGTGACTTAAACATAGCTTTGATATTCGCAATGTTCCGTTGTGCAACCTCAGGTGTTGAGGGAATAAATTTTTTCTCTAATTGAGGAACAGGTTTCGGTATTGGGATCCCATCAGAAAGCTTTCCAGCAATTTTCCTGATTTCCTGATCACAAACTTTAATTGACTCATTAACCGATAATGCAAGATTACTCATCTTCGCGCTAACAGTAGTAACCAGCCAATATTCTGCATCAGACTCCCAGGGGTAATCTTCAGGTGTTCGATATTGAAAATGTGTCGCTTTATATCGCATAACTGATTCAAATAACTCTGAAGCTGTGGGCAGATTAAACCGACTCCCCTCACCCGCTTTACACCACGAAATGAATTCACCAGGTGAGGGAAGAAAAGGTTTGTCATGGCGTCTCGCCATTCTCATTCCAGCCTCAATTTGTTCCTGATGAAAAATCTCATTTTCAGCGATGGCTTTTACCCATTGCCGCCGCAATTCATTAAGATGCTCCTGATCCTTTATTGTTGCCATCATTGCGGGAAAGGTTGCCCGTAATTGCTTAAAGAGATCATTGAACACATCAATCGCTTTTTGCGGTAAGGGTTCAGGTTTTTTATCAGGATAACTTTGAGAGATAAGTGAAAGCTTCACTGTATCTCGATGTTTTATCGCTTCGGCAATCTGTTTCATAAATCCAGTCCTTCAGCCCAATCGGAATTATCGAAATCTAAACTGGTTCGATGATTACCGAATGAATTATTTCCGTTGCTCAATTGGCTTTTCGCTAATAACGCTTCCCAATGTTTTCGCAACTTAAAAGGACTTAACACGTTTGTTTGCCAGAAGCAATCTGAATTTGCCCATTTAAACACTTTAGCAATGGTTCGGTGATCGCAATTAATCGCCTGTCGCATTAACCGAATATCGTTAGCCCAGGAAGCCCATGAGGGTTCTTTGCTGACGGGGTTTATCACCAGAATCAAACTGAATATCCATTGTGCTAACCGTAAATCCTCATCAGTTCCCCAGAATTTCCCGTTAGGCGATTGAATCGCCGAATCCGGTCGGAGTGTAGATCCAGATCGCCCGGAAGATCCAGTAGGAATTTTCCTGGCCATAGGGATCTTGTTTAGATCTGTATTTAAATCATTATTGTTCTGTGTACCATCTTGAGGGCGTTCCTGAGGGCGTTTCTGAGGGACACCAACTTCTCTCAATCCCGCGTCATTACTGACTTTTTGAGGGCGTTTCTGAGGGCGTTCTTGAGGGCGTTCTTGAGGGCGCTCATCTATGTCCTGATATTGACAGTAATTGATGACGAGGATCAGCGATGCTTTGTTCTTCGGGTAGATCTCGATCATGAATTCATCTTTGAAGAATTTCAGGATCCTCAAAACCTTTCGTTTATCGAGAGGTTTATTGTTCGTCACAACATGTTGACCGAGAAGAACAGCAGTAGTGATTAGCTCACCAGGTTTGAGATCCCATTGTTGCCCCATAAAATCGACAGTTCTTTCTTTGAAAGATGCCTCAGAAAGCAACCTGAGCCAGATAGCAAGCTTTTCGGGATCCTTTGTCCATTTAGCCTGAAAAAGACTTCGGTAAACTGAAAAATGCCCCTGTTTTTGGTTGAGCAATTTGTTCCCCCGAATTTGTTTTCGTGGGTAAAATCATGAAGTTTAAAAATCTGGCTCATTCATCCCCCACTATCAGAGAGAATGAAAGTCGAAGATTTTTGAAAAAGCTCATGTTAAGATCAGCTTTGAGTAATTCAAGATTCATTAAGACCTCTTGTTTCGCCTTAAGGCCTGTCCAGTTGAGTGAATAGGCCTTTTTTCAGTTGTCGGTAATGCTTACTCTGATGAATGATCAAAGAAAGCGAATCTCATATTTGAGGCTTGTCTGACCGATAACTGAAATGCATAATCAGGAGTGAAGTGATTCATCGTGTGTTCCTATCAATGCGTTCAGGTGTATCAGCATCTGGACGCATTTCTTTTATCAACAGTTCCGCAACTTGCTTTGCTAATCGTCTCAAATCCTCATCGTCAACCTCATACCCTATCGCCGCCAGTAACTTCGAAAATTTCGGGATATGCGTTTTCTTCCACTTAGAGATCTGCGACCTGTCGATCCCTATCGCCCTTGCGATGTTCTCTGAACCATGTAACGCAATCGCGTTAAGTAAAGCCGATTCAATCTTTAGGGATGTGCGAAGGTGTGTCTTACTCAAGGGTTAAACTCCTCATCGTTGTGTAATAATTCGGTTATCATGAGCTAAAACGAACATGATCGTTCCAGCGAAAGAAACCAGATTGTTAAAGAGCGTTGAACTTTTCGGTTAGTCTTGAGGGAAAAGTTCGGGCAAGTCTGGGCGAATGTCGTGAGGTGAAAATTTGCCGTGCGTGGCACGAGAGAGAGCATTCACATACTGAGGTGAGACCTGGTTTCGGCCATGAAGCCATTTCCAGATCGTGCCTTGAGTGACGCCGCACACATCAGCAAGTTTTTTCTGACTGCCATGATTTTCGATGGCCACCTTGATGATTTCGTTCAATGGTTTAATTACCTCAGTAGTTAAACGATGGTCAATCATAACTCTCTGGGTATTCGTTTTTCAATACTCAGGCATGAAGAGGCATAGATATTCATAATGTCGTTATCAGATCGAATGAAGATGATGTTGAGAGAAAGCGGCCTTTCTCAAGGTGAAGTCGCGAGACGCGCGGGGATTTCTCAGGGGTCGATTTATAAGCTCGTTTCTGGGAATGCGAAAAGTAGTAAAAAAATTGTTGAGATAGCTCAAGCACTTGGGGTTAGAGCTGAATGGTTGATGAGTGGAAACGGTAAGCAATATATTGAAGAACGGCGCATTCTTAACCATACTCTCCCCCGCGATGGATTATCCAACGATTACGAAACTTTAGAGGGGTACGATCCGACCTCTCTCCTCCGAAGCGGTGAGATTGAAATTCCTTTCTTACCCGATATAGATAGCGCATTTGAGATTTCACCGTTCCCTTTCCAAACGTATAACGGTCAAAAAATGCGCATTGATATTCAAGACCTTAAAAACTTTGGCGTTGATGAAAGTGGTTCAGATTTGCTCGTTTTTATCGTTTCCGGGGATAGCATGGATCCGATTTTGCCTGAAGGGTCTAAGATTGGTATAAACCTGAAAGATAAGAGGATTGTTGATGGAAAAGTGTATGCAATTGATCAGAGTGGTTGGAGAAGAATTCGGATGTTATACCGTTCTGGCCCCACCGAACTGACGTTAAAAAGCTTTAATTCTGATAGTTTCCCTGATGAAAAAATAGCCATGAGTGAAATCGAAATTCTAGGTCGTGCCTTTTTCTCTCAACGCTCCATCTGACAAAATCAAAATTATCGAAAAAAAGCCTGTAAAATCAATGCAGGCTTAGAAACTACTTAGAGATTTGCCGTTGCAAATCACCCTCCTTTAAGATTTCATTTCTTTTACCTTCGTCACATCAACGCAACATTACAACCTAAGTAGTTGACCGATCCAATACCTTAGTATTTAATACCTACGTTGTTGAACGGCGCAACGTGATGTCGTCGGTCGCCCGGCGGGTTCAGGATGAATGGCAATGGTGCGAACTTAGGTAGTCATTCACCCTTTTTTTGCAACAGAAAAAGTCTGAATGATTACCGTGGAATTTTTAACGCGATGAAATCACACAGATTAAGACTTTTTTAGTTTGAATTCGTGCTTTTTTATTTGTTCAGTAACTCAAATCTGTAGGCTTTTGCTCTGATGTTTTCTCGCGTTTCGCCAGGCCAATAAGGGAGAAAAATTGGATAAGTATCGCTTAAGCCTTCATGGATTTTTGTTATCTTGATACCAGAAAAACCTTACAAATCATATGGTTTATTCATATATCAAAATTGCATATCAAATGATGACTTAATGAAAAGGAGTTATTATGTCCACAATTACCCTCCCTAATAAGTTCTGGCGTCCTCTTGCTGAGGTAAAAAATTTCGTTGAAAAAATGACTAACGGAGTCAGGCTCCCTCAGATGAGCCAGAAGGTAAAAAGCTTCGCCTCCCTGAACAGAAAAGACAAAGACATTCTCATTCGTTATCTTAACGATCGTGATTGTATACATGTTATTCAGGCAAGACCTTTATCAGGCGGTAATCTGACGACATTCTTTTATCATCATAAATTCGGTCTTCCTGATGAAATACCTGGTTTTGATTGGGTCGGTAAAAAGGCATCGATCATGATGCCAATTGAGGAACCAGATAAACCTGATATTTCAGAAATTGAAACCGCTGAAACGCTAATCGATGACATTGAAAATGAGGAGGATGATGAACCTGTACAGGAACCGAAAAATCCTGTTCAGGAAAAAGCTCCTATGGCCCAAAAGAAACCTGAAACCCTTAAAGAGGTTCCTGATTCATCCAATGCTGATGATCTCAGGAAACGTGCGCTAGAAATGTTGATGCAGGCTGATGAAGCGGATCAATCAAGATTGTCACAAGTTCTGACCTCTGAAATTAAACCTAAAATTGATGAATTTATTTCCCGATTAAATACGGCAAATGATGCTGTTCAGTCAACGCTTGATAAACTTTATGATCAGATGGCTGATATCGATAAAATATCGATGGAATTTAAGAACTTTGCTCAATCTCTTTAAACGCTCAATAAGGCCGCTCGCGGCCTTTTTTATTATTGATATTTACAGGAGAAACCGATATGAACCTTCGTTCTTTCAGTGTGTCGTCGTTGGACTCTCTTAAAACCTGTTCTTCTTTAGAATCAATAAGAAAAAAAGTTTCCTCTCCTTTCATAAAAACGTTCTATTTCATTAGTTCTCAATGTCGAAAACTAATTTCTTTTCTTAAGCAAAAAGGGGATCCCAGTGTTTATTGAGAATGCTGAAAAATCATCTGATACACCAAAAAAAAGCACCGAGGAAACGATCTCTGAATTTGAATTCATTTCGCTCATGACTGACTGGCTAGTTTCTCAGGGGATTTCATGCGATTATCAATCAAAGACAACCAGCGAATAAATGCAATTATTGCCTCTCTTACAAACGATGATTTAGACAATATACGAACCGAAGTCGAAGAACTCGTTTCCCGAAAGCGTCAGAACCCGCTCTTCTCTGCTATCGCGAATTATGAACCGACTGAATTCACACACGTCGCTAACGAATGGTTGAGTTTATCTGACATTGACTATCAGGTAATGATTTCTGAAGCGCTTTGGGATGCATTACTTTTACGCACAACACGAGAATATGCCATCACGATCTATCTTGATGAAACGCGAGTCGGAGAGCCTGAATGAAACCAGGTGTTTACTTTTCAATCTCGAATGAGGATTACCACTCAGGCGAAGGGATCAGTAAATCACAGCTCGATGATGTGGCGATTAATATGGATGTTTATCACTGGCGAAAAGATGCACCAGAGGACGAAGAAAAGAAAGATGCGCTGACGATGGGAACCGCGCTTCATTGCGCTTTACTTGAACCCGATTCCTTTTCATCCAGATTTATTGAAGCTCCGAACTTTAATCGGCGAACCACCAGCGGTAAAGAGGATGAGAAAGCCTTTATCGAAAGCTGTTCTTCATTTGGAAAAACGATCCTCAGTGCTGAAAACGCGAGGAAAATTCGCATGATGCGTGATTCTGTCTATGCCCATCGCTCAGCCAGGTGGTTTCTTGAGGCTTCAGGGCATTGTGAGGCGTCAATGTACTGGATCGATAAAGAAACAGGTCTTCTGTGTCGCACCCGTCCTGATAAATTTCTGTCTGAAATGCCGGTCATCCTCGATGTGAAAAAAATTGCTGAAATGTCACGGTTTCCCCGTCACGTCGCTGAATTTCGTTATCACGTTCAGGACGCTTTTTATCGTGAAGGTTTCCGTGAAAATTACGGCGAAACCCCGATGTTCATTTTTCTGGCAGTAAGCGAAACCGTTGATTGTGGTCGTTATCCTGTTCGTCTCTTTTCACTTACCCCTTACGATGTAGAGGTTGGAACGTTCCTGTTCAGACGCGACCTTAACACCTTCGCTCATGCTCTGACGCATGGTGACAGCGGCGGCATCGAAGAAATCACCCGTCCAGAATGGGACAAAAGGAACGATTTTTTATGAGCAATGACATTATTCAACACGATCCTTCTCAAACCAAATCCGCCATTTTTAATCCGACCAGCCTTGAAAAGCTTCAGATTTTTGCTGAACAGATGGCGCTCAGTCGTGTTTCAATTCCGAACCATCTTGTCGGCAAACCTGCTGACTGTCTGGCCGTTGCATTACAGGCGGTACAATGGAACATGAATCCCTATGCTGTCGCCCAGAAAACAAGCGTCGTTAACGGCAATCTCTGTTATGAAGCGCAGCTCGTTAACGCCATTGTCACCAGCTCACGCGCCGTAAGTTCACGCTTCAAATATGAATATGGCGGACCCTGGGAAAAATACCGACCTGGCGATCGTTCTGCCAATGCCGAAAAAGGGCTGTGTGTGCGCGTGGGTGCGATTCTCACAGGAGAAACAGAACGGACCTGGGGCGAATGGCTTTATTTTGAGTTTATCAAGGTTCGGAACTCGCCTCTCTGGACGACCGCTCCTAAGCAACAAATCGGTTATCTCGCGGTGAAATATTGGGCGCGACTGTATACGCCTGATGTGATTTTAGGTGTTTACACTCCTGATGAGTTTGGTCCTCAGACCGAACGCGACGTGACGCCGCCTCCTCAGCCGCAAACTGTCGAGGCGCTTAACCAGATCATCGGTTCAACTGCTGAGGCTCGAACCGAATGGATCGACAAGGAAACCCGAACGCCTGAGGAAATCTTTGCATCGTTCTGTCACGCAGCCGAACGCGCTGAAACGCCTAAAGACCTCATCATGTGTTATGAATACTGTATTGATCATCTTAACGGCGTTGAAGAACTGCTTGTTAATGCGAAAGATGTCTATGAAACCTGCCTCATGAAGTTGCCCTAA